ATATAATCAAGGTATAATAAGTCAAGAACAATATGCTTGGTTAATGGGTTATGAAAAACCCGATAAAAGTGAACCAAGACAAATTGAATCAGATGTTAATAATGGGGTATCCTCACCAGAAGAAGATGCTAAAAAACGTAAAAGGGAAGATGATAAGGATACTTCTGATAGAAAAACTAGAGATAAAAATAACCCATCACCCAAAAGAAAAGATCAAGATTCTAAACCCAGATAAATATGAAAAATAAAAAAGGAAATAAGGATATTATGGTAGTATGTGGAGGTCATAGTATTATGACTTCCAATATTGGTATAGATGATACCAATAAATTTTCTACCATATATTCTGAAAGTTTAAAGAGTAAAAATATACATACCGAACAGTATGGATTATTTGGTAGCAATCTTAACTACCATACATTTTACCCAGATGTAAATGTAAAACAATTTAATCCAGATGAGGATGAATTTATTGAACCAGTATTTAGATTACTATCAAATTGTATAGTATCTAAAAATTGGGTACCAACTGAATTTCCTGAAGATGTTCTAAAG